GTTATATGAAGCAAAATATATATAGAAGTTGTTATTATTCTTGATGATTGTTCATCTAATAAATCTACTCTTAATACAGTAGCTACAATCCATTTAGATGCATTTTCAATAGCATTTAAATAAACAAGAATATAATATTGCGCTTTTAAATAAACAGCTAATATGAAATTTTTTAATTTTTCCATAATTAAATGTTAGCAGTTATTGAATATAGGATCAATCATAAATATCACCCCAAGTTTCGCCAGATTCATAGTCTACTTTATTAGGTACTTCTAATTGAACTGCATTCTCCATTATATCTATTATCTTCTTAGCATGTTCTGGAGACTCAACAGATAAATCTAATTCATCATGAATTTGGATATGAGCAACTATTCCTTGTTTATATAATTCTACCATAGATTTTTTTGTCATATCTGCGGCAGAACCCTGTATTAATTTATTTAAAGCTTTATATGTATATGCTCTTCTGATCCCTGGTCCATGTTCCTGTAATGCCTCTTCATGAGGTAATGCTTTATGCATACCAAATTGATTAGGTTCCCATAAATGAAACCTACATAATCTACCAAGAAGAGTTCTTATCTGACCACGTTCTTGAGATCTATTAGAAGCAGCATTTGTTAACTGTTTAACAAATGGAACTTTAGCATGATACTGTTCAAAAAGTTCTGCGGCCTTTTCTTTAGATACACCAAGTTCAGCTTGTAATTTAGTTTTACCCATACCATAAAATAAACCTAAGTTAATAGTTTTAGCTTGTGATCTTGGAATGTTTGCCATATCCGCTACCACTTGGTGAAAGTCTGTATTCGGATCATCTTTATAAGATTCAACTACATCATAAACCGATGGGAATTTATATAAAGCTGCATAGTGTACAACTAATCTTGGTTCTTGTTGTGAATAGTCAAAACAACCCCAAGTATGACCTTGTTCAGGTAAGAATAAAGATCTAATAAGTGGTCCCAGATCCTTGTTCCTTGCTGGAAGTTGCTGTAAGTTTGGATTACTATAACTGAATCTTCCGGTTACAGTTCCACCTTGATCTGATCTAATTTGATTTATATCAGCATGAATACGTCCTTTGTGTTCGTACCTAATGATCGTATCAATAAAAGTTGTATGTGCTTTATTTATTTCTCTTGCTTTAGCAATCATTTGTACTATAGGGTGTTGGTGTTCCTGTAAAAAATTTTTAGTAAAGGAAGGCGCAGATGATTTCTCGGTTCTATCGTAGTCTAATCCAAGTTTATCAAAAACTTTTGCAATTGATCTGGCTGCCCAAATCTGTGGTTCTATCCCTGTTTGCTCTTTTATTTTTAATAGGAGCTCTTGTTCTTGTGATGTTAGCTGCTGTTTTAGTTTGTTTGCTCGCTCTATATCAACTCTTACGCCTTTAAATCTCATATCTACAAGACATGGAAATAAATCAGTTTCTAAATTAAATACAGATTCTATATCTTGATGAACTATTTCTTTTTTAAAGATTTGCCATAGTTCTAGTGTAAGTTCAGCATCTTTCTCAGCATATGCACCAACTTCCATAGCAGGTAATTGCCACATATCTTCTTTAGGATCTAATCCTCTTGACTTAGCAGCTTCATTTAAAGCAACTTCACTCTTACCATAACCAAGATAATCCCAAGATAAATTATTTAAACTATATTGAAATCTATTCTCATCAATTAATGATGCTGCAATCATGGTATCAACAATTAAACCATTAATTTTAATACCCATTTGTCTTATCCAACAAACGTCATACATTGCATTATGGAATACTTTTAAAGCAGGAGTAGCCATAGTATCTTTGAACCACTCTAATACTTTTTTCTTATCCATATTGGGCCCTGAGCCATGGGCTATGGGAAAATAAAAAGATCTTCCTGGTACAGCAACAGCAATACCAATTACTTCTCCGTTACCTATAACAGATCCAGATCCTTTTTTCTTTAAATCAGGATCTCTTGTTTCTAAGTCTACTGCGATCTCATCATACGATCTTAGATCTGGAAACTCTTCTGGTTCAACCCATTCTCTTTGTGCTTCAAATAGAGGTACTTTCATAATCCCTTTCTATAATCATTTCTATATAATGCATTGCTTTTAAAAGATCTTGCTTTCCACCTTTATCTTGATGTCTGCAAATATATTTAATTGCATTACCTTCTGCGAATAGTATCTTATTTTTATTAATAAATAAAGACGGTTGTATCTTATATTTTTTATAGTGAGCTCCTCCCACTTGTTTAAAAAATACCTTATTACTCATAACTGATATCCTTTCCATTCTCTTTTTGATTTTAATATATAAAGATTTTGCATAGATCTTGTTACACCCACATACCAAACTCTATGTTCTTCATCTTGTTTATCTACATTTATAGATGTAGATTCTCTTATCTTCTTAGCATTATCTAATACAAGAATAACATTATCACACTCACCTCCTTTTGCTGCATGAATGGTTGATACTTCTATTCTTGGTTCTTCAGATAATTTCTCTCCATTAGTTAATAATGTTCTAATATATAATTCTTTATTGTGATCTAAATTTGTAAAAGCATCAAACCATTTAACATCTTTACTAAAACCAATATCTTCTATTTTAACATTGGTTTTATTTTCAAATTTCTTATCATCAAAAGTTTGATCTAAATATTCATATATATCTTTACAATCAGCTATAGATATTTCTTTTCCAGATACAAGATCAGTCCATTTTAATACAGATTTATAAAGTCTATTATCAATACTTTTCCCATATCTATTTTTAAAATATAAATTACTTTCTTTTAACAAAGCAGATATTTCATCTGCCCTATATATGGTTCTAGTTAGTATAAGCCACTTACCTTCAGTTAAATCTAAATTATCTAAATTAAATATATGTTCAACCTTACCTTCTATAACATTTCCTTGTTTATCTTTTTTGGCATAATAAATTTTTTCTTTTCTTTTTCCCTGTATTCTATTGATAATAGTATTAGATAATTCTTGAACTGCTAACGGTATACGTTCTGATTGTTCCAATACTTCCTCATTAGCTGGTTCATCAATAAATCTATTAACATCAGCTCCAGCCCAAGCAAAAATAGCCTGGTCATCATCTCCTGCCAAAAATATATCAGTTGATTTTGTTTTTAATATATCAAACATTTTCCATTGTATTGGAGATAGATCCTGTGCTTCATCTATAAATACAACTTCAAACTGTGGACATTTATCTGAGTTAAGAACAAACTTTTCAATCATATCTGTATAATCATCTAAATTATATTCTTTCTTATAATTATTAAGATTAATATTAATATAATTTAAAGTATCTATATCAATATCTCTGCTCCATTCATTAGTATTAAATTCATCTTCTACAGAAATACATTTAACTCGTGACTTACTTATCAATTTAAAATATTCATTATCACAATCCATATAACAACTTTCATCAGAGTCATTTGTATAATTTACTCTAATACCTAATTCTTTTCCTAATTGTTCATAATGAACTGGTTGCATAACATTTTCTTCACTCATACCTAAAGAATGAAAAGCTAAAGAATGTAATGTTTGAAAAAATTTAACATCTGTTTTTAATAAATCTTTATTTAAATTTAAAAATCTTTCTTTTGCTTCATTAGCTGCCTTTCTAGTAAAAGCAAAATAACCTATTTTATTTAATGGAACTCCTTTCTTTAAATAATTATCTACTTCATTTAATAATCTTCTTGTCTTACCTGTTCCAGGAGGACCTAATACCTTTCTAATCATTACATTATATCCTTTTTAGATTTAATGTTTAAAACTTCCGGTTGAATATGTTTTAAATTAAATCTACCCATCGGTATTTTTACAACTTCTATTGGATCATGAGATTCTTTTTCATTTAATTTTTTAGGAAATCTTTTTAAATGACCAAATTCAGCTTGGTATATATCTTTAACTTTTTGACCAGTTACCATTTTGTTTTCTTTAAATTCTTTATTTTTTAATAAATTACAAAAGCTAGACCATTTAAAATAAGCATATCCATCTTCTATTAACACAGCTCCAGATTTAAATGAGGCATGTGATTTAGCTTGTGGTCCATTAAGATATTCTTTTAAATACTCCTCTAATTGTTCATCTGGAGTAGTTCCTTTTGGTGGTTCTTTAACTTCTTTAGGTGGAAATAATTTATTTATAATTTCTTCAAACTCAAGTGTTTTAACTGTTGGTACAAATATATCTGCACTTTTCATTATTAAAGATCTTAATTCTTGCTGTTGATTTATCTCTCCAATATTTCTAGCTCTTATACTCCTAATCTTTCCACCAGGTAATTCTACGTTAAAAGTATATTGTGGTTCTGGATAATTAATTTTTTCTAATCCAGTTAAACTTGGAAACATTCTTTTTCTATCAGAAGCAACACCAAATGTTCTTTTTAAACATTCAGATTTCATACAGTAATTAACAATAGGTTCTTGTGTACAAGAATGACCTTTTACAGAATCCTTTTTCCAAGATCTAATTTTATCTCTTACTTTTTTTTCATCCCAATCATTTATTCCATCACCATTTCTTTCAAAATAATCATTGGCTGCTTGAACAACTTTTTTATCCCAATTATCTGGATATTTCTTTTTAGCAAAGACCATGTAATTATATAACCATCTATCTCTACCATCTGTTAATTTTTGTTTAGCCATTATCTGTAGACAAGGAGGACCATCATCAAATTCGGATGGGCCTCCCTGTAGTACAGTTTTCACATGGGCTAATGAAAACTCTTCTAATTCATCTGCTGTCTTTTGATTTGCTTCTACAACTTGAATAAATTGTTCAAATGTAAAAGGTTTACCGTCAAAATTAATTGCTACTCTATCGTTCTTTTTAAAATAAGGTAAATTTATAAATTGACCTACAGATAATTTTCCATCAACATCTTTTCCTAATTCTGTTTGTTTAGGATATATTTCTGTTTTAGTTGGAAGCTTTAATGTAAATAATAATGTATCTAAAAAATTTCTTACAAATTGTGCTTTAGCATATGATTTTAAAAATAAATATAAATGCAACCCACCACTTTTTGATTTAACGGGTATAAGGGGAAGATCATATTCTTTAATAATATCTAAATAAGTTTTAACTGAAAAATCTTTATAATCTTTTGAATCTATATCTATAGCACCAAATAATACCTTACCTTCATCATTACATGGTTGAATACCTATAGATTTCTTTCCATTCAAATGATCTAAGTAATCTTGATCTGTGATTGGTTTATCTGCCCAACCATATGTAGGTTTCTTTTTACCGGTTTCAGGATCTGTTATAATTTTATCTAAATAAGCTATTCCAAAATCTCTTTTTAAACCTGTAAAAATTTCAATAAACTTTCTTTCCATTTAGCCCTTTATATATTTTACGTGGGCAATTTCTTGCCCACGATAACAACAAGAGAGAATTAGAAGTGAGCTTCAGATCCTTTTTCAGATCCATTAGACTCACCGTGTTTCACTTTAACATCTCCCTTAGAAACACTTTCAGCAAATGCTTTAGCTTGTTGATATAAAGTAGCATCCTCTACAGGACCTACTTTACTAACTTCCCAACCAAACCATGTGCCTTTATCATTAGATTGTTGAACAGTTCTTAATTTATATATGTGACTAAAAGATGCAGGAGTGAATAATCCATTCTTACCTTTCATCTTAATACCAGCCATCATACTATTCCATTTTCTACTAATCTTTAGTTGCGTAGATTTCATAGCAAGTAAAGCAGTAGTTGGAGTTTGACCACAAACAATTAAGAAATGACTTGCAGTTTTTTCAACATAATTACCGTTTGGTAATCTATCTTTAAAAGAAGCATCTCTTTTTGTTTTAGTCATTATATCACTTGATGAAGAATGTATTCCAACTGGAGCACCAGAACCTTCACCTCTATCCTGCCATTCAATATATTCCAATTTGTAATGACATGGTAGAACGTTGATTCCTTTCTCACCATCAAATAGTTCTCCAGTTACAGAATTGTAAATCATTCCAGGTTCTGCACCTTGAACGTATTTACCATCTCTTTTATTAACTTCTGGAGATAATTGTCCTAGTATTTTAA